CGTACATTGATTAAGCCTCACGATACTGGACATATCATTACCACAATAAAAGTACTACATGACCGCATTAAACAAACATTAGAGGAGATGGATGATGGAACTAACACATGAACAGAGAGTAGCGTTTCTCAAATCTTACAATGAGTTACGCAGTACACTTCAGACCATATGGGACTGTCAGGATATATGGATGTCTGATGTGCGTAAGTTAGAAGGCTTACAAAATCTAATGGAAGTCGCTATGAAGTTTGCACCTTCAAGAGATGACGAAGGTAATAGACTGCACTACCATGATTGGGTGCTTGATGACACAGATGATGATGAATAGGCTTACCGTTATCAGTATAGGGAGAGTTTGTACTGAGTATAGGGGATGATATGTGGGGGGTTATATTAACAACACACTATCAGTTGACATTTAACTAACATAAGGAGAGCATGATATGCCTTTTGATTTTCCAATGCAGGATATGATTCCTGAGAAACTAAACTTTGATGTAGCCTTTGAACCGACAAAGGTACGCGATAAGAAGTACGTAATCAACAACGACACAGGTGAATACATTGGGGTTGTTGGTAGTACATTTAACTGTGCTAATCATACAGAGTTCTTTCAGGGTGTACACGACACCGTGACAGAGAACTTGGGTGAGCAACAGACCAATAACATGAACATCAAGTGGCGCATTGCCAAGCAGAATGCATGGGCTATGATGGACATGACACTGCCTAACGTCACTGCTCGTATTGAGAGTGACAAGCACACTACCACCATTGCACAGCGTATCATCGCCCTGCATGGGGTGGATGGCTCATGTTCTAATCAGACATACTTCGGTGCTATCGATTTCTTCTGCACCAACGGCATGATTCGTGGTGAGCATGACAAGATTAGACGCAAGAACACTGCTAACTTTACGATGGACAGGTTCATTCGTGACCTTCGTGAATCCACACAGTCGTTCTATGCACAGTCAGAGCGTCTACAAGGCTGGGCTAACAAGCCTCTGTTTGTTGGCGATGTCAAGGCTATGCTAGAGTCGTTGCTCAAGTCTGACAGGAAATCAGAGAAGATGTTTGGTTTGTACAACCAAGAGGCTAGTGTGCGTGGTGAGAATGTCTGGGCATTGTATAGTGCCTTCACAAACTATGCGTCCTATGCTGATGAACGTAATGGCTTCAACCTGCGTGATACAGGTAAGGATACACAAGCAGTGTCCATGTTCCAACGTGAGAACAAGGTGTCCCAGTGGATTGAATCGCCAGTGTTTAAGGAGTTGATTGCAGCATGAAAAAGAAAAGACACATAGTTACTGTAGAGCCACAGTGGTGTGATGGGTGGTTGCGTTATGATACTGATGCTGTTGATGAGGCCGATGCGGTTAATCAGATAGCTGAGTTGATGAAAAGATATGCAACACCTAAAATGCTAGACGTTACTATATGTGATGTTTGGGAAGATGATGACCCTGCCCATGACATCATACAACACACAACAGAGGTCGGGAGTTATAAATGAAGACAGTAGAAGATTTAGTATTGACATACTATTCGTCTAATGATTTCAGTATGTTAAGAGACAGGTCTAAGAAGGACTATCAATACTTCCTTGGCATACTGACTGACGAATTTGGTGACAGTGCATACGATAAGGTGACTACCAAGCAAGCTAAACATGCCTATGAGGAATGGGTACAGCGTGGTATATCACTGGCTAATCATGTGTGTACTGTGTCATCTATCGTGTATCGCTACGCAATAGAGATGGAGTATGCTGTCATCAATCCCTTTGCTAACATCAAACGCAAGACACCTAAACCTCGCAAGGTTGTGTGGACACAAGATGATGTGCGGCAATTTCTTGACTATGCGTATAGTGACTTTGACTATCGCAGTATTGGATTGATAGTACACATGGCATATGAATGGTGTCAGCGGCTAGGTGATATGCGTCTGCTTACATGGGACATGCTTGACTTTGATGAGGGCAAGTTGCATTTAGAGCAGAGTAAAAGACGTGCGCAAGTTACACTGCCCATCAGTGAGGACTTGTGTGGCATGTTGTCACAGCAGTCTGATGAGTTTGGCTTTCAACCGTTGGTTGCGCCACGTCCACGCCCTATGAATGGTGAGTACCATGCATACAGCATTGACAGGCTGTCTAAATTTGGGCGGCAAGCCATGCGTAATGCTGGACTGCCAGAGGAACTACGTTTGTCTGACCTACGAAGGACAGGTACAACAGAAATGGTTGAGGCTGGTGTCGGTATGGCACAAATCATGTCGGTTACAGGACACAGTAACCCACAGTCAGTCAAACCTTACATGAAAAATACTTATGCCAGTGCAAATTATGCATTGACGGAACGAAAAACACGTGGTATAAGCAATACAACTGCCGCAAAGAAAGTGATACATACATGAGTAATATATATAACATTATAAGTGATATAGATATACCTAGTGGTAGTACAAAGCGTATGACTTGTCCTGCATGTAAGGGGTATAATACATTCACTGTGACTAACAACATGGGTAGCCTTGTGTGGAATTGTTATAAGGCTTCCTGTCGGATTAGTGGTGGTACTCGTGTTCATATGACTGTCGAAGACATACGTAAGGGCTTCGGTGGTGCGGAAGAATATGCCTCTCAGGATGCATTCAAACTACCAGAGTACATTGTACCTGCTAACTTTGATGTGGCTGAGTGGGCTATGGAGTTGTACGGTATTGATGCTGAAGAAGTTGGCATCATGTACGATGTCAAGGAGCATCGTGCAGTATTCCCTGTCGTACATGAGGGTAAAACAGTAGACGCTACCGGACGTTCACTGGGAAAGAGATTACCTAAATGGAAACGATATGGAAAAAGTGGCTTGCCATACATTCATGGGTGTGGTAAAGTCGCGGTAGTTGTTGAGGACTGCGTAAGTGCTGCGGTTGTAGGGAACGATGTTTGGTGTGGGGTCGCCGTGTTGGGGACATCGTTATCCGAATCACACAAGAAGTACCTTGCGCAGTTCTCGACAGCAATAATAGCCCTAGACCCCGATGCTTTGCCAAAGACATTAGGCATGGCGAAAGAACTCAGAGGTCATGTAAATGATGTTCGTGTTCTACGCTTGACAGATGACTTGAAGTATCGTAATCCAACAGACTTTGATAACCTAACCAACATAGGAGTGTAACAACATGGAACTATCCCTAATACGAAGTTTAATGGACAAGTCGTTCTACGATGACCATCGTGGTGCTAAGTGTCCTGACCGCCTGTTCAGTAAGGATGTGCGTAAGATTAAGCAGACCATTGACAAGGCGATGGACACATACAGCCGTACCGTATCACCTGATGAGGTAGAGGCATTGTTCATGTCGGATAACCCGACACTAACCACAGCACAGAAGCAAGCCTACGCTAGTCTGTTTGCCTCTGTGAAGAATGAGAACACGATGGGTAGTGACATAGCACAAGAGGTGCTGTCCAAGTTATTCCGTCAGGTGATTGGTGAAGACGTAGCCAACATTGGCTTTGATATGGTCAACGGTGATGCCAATACGCTGGAGTCACTGCGTAACCTGCTTGAGATGTACAACGATGACTTCATTCCCAACATGAAAATTGAGTGGGATGACATCAGTATTGAGACATTGATGGCAAAGGCTGAACTGGAAGCCAAGTGGACATTCAACATATCGCCACTAACACGTAGAGTTGAGGGTGTATCAGGTGGTCAGTTGATTGAGGTAGGCGCACGTCCTAACACTGGTAAGACATCCTTTCATGCCAGCCTCATAGCCGCACCGGGGGGCTTTGCACATCAGGGTGCTAAGTGCATCATCTTGTGTAACGAAGAACCTACACACCGTGTTGGTGCTAGATACTTGACTGCAGCCGCTGGTATGTCTGCTCGTGAGGTACGAGAGAACATGAGCAAGGCACAGGCACTGTATGCACCTGTCATGCAGAACATTAAGATTAAGGACGCAGGGGGACGTGACATGTCATGGGTTGAATCTGTATGTAAATCCTACAATCCAGATGTCCTTGTGCTTGACATGGGTGACAAGTTTGGTGTAGCAGGTAGTTATGCTAGAGAAGACCAAGCCCTAGCCGCTTGTGCTATCTACGCTAGACAGATTGCCAAGACGTATGACTGTGCTGTATTCTACATGTCACAGTTGAGTGCAGATGCAGAAGGACGCACCACACTCAACCAGAGCATGATGCAGGGTAGCCGAACAGGTAAGGCGGCAGAAGCTGACCTGATGTTGCTGATTGGTAAAGCCGCATCTGTGGAAGGGCAGGAAGAAGAAAGCCCACTACGTCATGTCAACATCGTGAAGAACAAGTTGAATGGCTATCACGGTATGGTAAACTGTAACCTAGACTATTTGACAGCGAGGTACGAAGGATGAAGCTAACACTTGATGTAGAGAACACGGTCACAAAGCATGACAAGAAGATGCACCTTGACCCCTTCGAGCCAGACAATACACTGGTGATGGTGGGTATGCTTACTGACCAAGGTGAGGAGTTCAGTATCACCTTTGACCACAGTGAGTGTGTGCCAAGTACCAATGGTCACAAGGTTGTACAGGAGCATTTGGATAAGGCTACCGTTCTGATATGCCACAATGCCGCACACGACTTGCTGTGGCTGTGGGAGAGTGGGTTCACGTATGATGGACCTGTCTTTGACACAATGCTTGCTGAGTACGTCTTACAGCGTGGACAGAAAGAGCCACTATCACTTGAGGCTTGTGCTGAACGCTATCAGTTGGACACGCAGAAGCAGGACACATTGAAGGAGTACTTCAAGAAGGGGTACAGTGTTCGTGACATACCGCATGACGAGTTGTCACACTATCTATCTGCTGACCTTCATGCCACACAGCAACTTGCTGACAAGCTGATGTATCGTCTGAATACAAAGGACGATGGTGGCTTGATTGGTACTGTTGACCTGACTAATCAGGTAGCTGTGTGTCTGGCACGTATCTATCAGCGTGGCTTTGCTGTTGACATGACAGCACTCAACGATGTGCGTACTCAGTTTGAACAGGAGCGTGATACCTTACAGGTTGAACTGCAACAGCATGTTCGTAACCTGATGGGTGACACACCTATCAATCTTAACAGCCCAGAGCAATTGTCTTGGGTGATATACAGCCGTAAGGTGCTGGACAAACCCTATTGGGGCAGTACCATTGACCCTTACATGGGTGATGCAGAGTTTCGTAGCCTGATTGCAGGTTGCACAGAACGTATGTACAAGACTAAGGCTGTTCAATGCTCTACCTGCAATGGTGCTGGTAGAATTAGAAAGGTGAGGAAAGATGGAAGTTTATATGCTAACGCAAACAGATGTACTGATTGTGACACTATTGGCTATGTGTTTAATCCTACTACTCAAGTCGCAGGGTTAAAGTTCAAGCCACCGTCAGCTAAGTGGGCTAGTGCCAATGGCTTTAGTACAAGCAAGGGCAACATTGAGTTGCTTGAGGCATCAGCCAAGTCACAAGGCATGACAGATGCAGTGGACTTCCTGTCCAAAGTGCGTAGGCTGTCAGCCGTAGAAACCTATCTGTCGTCATTCGTTGATGGCATACAAACCCATACCAAGCCTGATGGTAAGCTGCATGTACGTTTGTTACAGCACCGTACCGCAACAGGCAGGTTTAGTGGGGCAGACCCTAACATGCAGAACATGCCACGTGGTGGTACGTTCCCTGTGAAGAAGGTGTTCGTGTCTCGTTTCGAGGGTGGCAAGGTAATGGAAGCTGACTTTGCACAGCTTGAGTTTCGTGCTGCCGCATTCTTATCACAAGATGGAGTTGCTATTGAAGAAGTATCTACTGGATTTGATGTACATGCGTACACCGCTGAAGTTATTAGTACCGCTGGTCAACCTACGAGTAGGCAGGATGCGAAAGCGCATACGTTCGCACCGTTATATGGAGCGACAGGCTTTGGAAGAACGAAGGCAGAAGCAGCATACTACGAACACTTCAACGACAAATACCAAGGAGTCGCAGATTGGCACACCCGACTGGCTTCGGAAGCTATAAACACTCGTAAGATAACAACCCCATCAGGGCGTGAGTTCTCATTTCCTGATGTAAAACGTAATGTCCGTGGCAGGGTGTCACACTTTACACAGATAAAGAATTATCCTGTGCAGTCATTCGCCACAGCAGACATCGTACCTGTGGCACTATTACACATAGATAAATTACTTGACGGTATGCAATCATGTGTGGTAAATAGTGTTCACGACAGTATCGTCATTGATGTTCATCCAGATGAGGAAAGGAGTGTAATTGATATCATCAACAAGACTAATGACGATTTACCAAACCTAATAGTAATGAGGTGGGGCGTACAGTTTAACGTGCCACTATTACTTGAAGCAAAAATTGGTTATAATTGGCTTGACACGAAAGACGTAGCCTGATATAACTATGGTTCTTTGACACTGATATAAGGAGTATACAAATATGACAACATCAATCACAACAATTGACACTAACAACTTTGCAGAGATGGCAAAGGCAATGGGCATGTCAGCGGATGCTAATGCAAAGAAGCAGTCTAGCACACTGGCACGACTACGCCTCAATCACTCTGCTATCATGGGTACTGCCGATGTCAACGGCAAGAGCGTCAACATGGAAGTAGTTCCTGCTGGCACATACAAGCTGGAGATTCCTGACGGTCCGACTTACTACGCACAGTCAGTAAATCTTCGCCCATACTTGCAACGCTTCATGTACAAGCGTTTCATCAAGGGGCATGGTAATGTTCCTAATCGTTACGTGAAGACAGTCATGGCTGACAACCTCAACATTGACCTCAAGGACAATGATGGCGGCTTCAACTGTGGCAAACCTGCGGGTTACATAGAAGACTTTAAGTCACTGCCTGAGAAGACACAAGAACTAATCAAGCAGATTAAACGTGTTCGTGTAATGCTTGGCACAGTTGAGTTAATCAATCCTACTGATGCACAGGGTAATCCTGTTGAGGTAGGTGAGACTGCATTCATCTGGGAGATTGAGAACCGTGATGCATTCAAGGATGTAGGCACTATCTTCAACAAGCTAGGCAAAATGAAACGACTACCTGTACAGCATCATGTGCTTGGCAATACAGAGGAACGCAAACTGCCTAACGGTAATAGCTTCTTCCTGCCTGTCGTATCACTTGATGTTACCAAGACACTTGACCTTGGAGACAATGAGCATTCAGTGTTTGCTGACTTCATGTCATGGGTAGAGAATTACAATACCTACATCATCAATGCTTATGCAGAGAAAGCTATCAGTAAACATGATGAGGACTTAGACAGTATTGACATTGAAGGTGTAGTCGATATTGAAGTTGAAGAAGAGGTAGCGTAATGAACCATCCTGCTGAACTGTCGTTGCATCAGTATCTGGAAGATGCGGTCAAGGGCAAAACACAAATGTCTAAGAAGACAATAGACCAAGTAGCCAGTGACATAGCGGATGCATTGCAGCGTCAGTTTGGTGGGGGGAGTAAGCGTGACGAGTTTACTCTTCGTATGTCCAACATAGGTAGACCACCGTGTCAGTTATGGTTTGAGAAGAACCACCCTGACAAGGCACTACCAAAGCCAACAACCTTTATGATTAACATGATGCTAGGCGACATCGTTGAAGCAGTGTTCAAGGGCTTGTTGGTAGAAGCAGGAGTTAAATATGAAGACTCAGATAAAGTATCACTGGAACTCAATGACACCACTATTAATGGAACATACGATATTGTTATTGATGGTGCTGTTGACGATATTAAGTCGGCATCAGATTGGTCATACCGTAACAAGTTTGTTTCCTTTGATACATTAAAAGACAGTGACCCCATTGGTTACGTAGGTCAGCTTGCTGGTTACGCTAAAGCATCTGGCAAACGTGCTGGGGGTTGGTGGGTTGTCAATAAAGCCAATGGCGATTTTAAGTATGTACCTGCCACTGGTATTGACATTGATGCGGAGATAGACAAAG